TTCGAGAAGTTCACGCAACGCGCGGACGAGGACACGATGATTCCTCGTTACATGACAGGCGAACATGTGGCGGGCGCAGGGCGTACGTCGTCGGGCTTGTCGATGTTGATTTCCAACGCAGGCAAGGGCATCAAGCAGGTCATCAGCAACATCGACCAGAACATCCTGATCCCCATCGTCGAACGGCTGTACCAAGACAACCTGCGCTATAGCAACGACCCGGACTTTATCGGTGACTTGAAGGTTGTCGCCAAAGGTGCGCAGTCGCTGGTGATTAAGGAGTCGGAAGCCATCCGTCGCAATGAGTTCTTGCAACTTGTGCTGAACAGTCCAATCGCTTCGCAGATTGTTGGCATGAACGGCACTGCAGAACTACTACGTGATGCGGCGCGGAACCTATCGGGTAATGTGGACCGCATCGTTCCAGACCGCCCAACGGTAGACATCATCCAGCAACAGCAAGAGACGATCGCACAACTGCAGCAGCAGATCGCTACATTCATGGGCGCAGCGCAGGAAGCCATGCAGGGCGGTGGCATGCCGGGGCAGAAGGCACCCAAGAACATGTTGCCCGACGGTTCTCAGGTAGGCGGTAGGGAATCGAACATGGTATCCCCTAGACCTAACGGAGTTTAATTATGGCTATTAAAGGTATGACCACCCCGTCTTGCGCAGCTTTAATGATGGAACTATTCCACGCGCGGACTAACGCGCACATCATGCACTTGGGTACTCGTAGCTTCGCCGCGCATAAGGCGTTGGGCGAGTTCTACGAAGAAATCGTGGGTAAGACTGACTCTTTGGCCGAGGCTTACCAAGGCCGGTACGGGCTGATTAACTTCCCCGAAGTGCCGTTTAAGCGCGAGGCTGACGCAGTTATTATGCTCAAAGGCTTGCGCCGTTATATAGACGACAACCGCATGATGATGGTTCCTGATTCAGAATTGCAGAACCTTATTGACGAAATTGTCGCTTTAATTGACAGCACACTGTACAAACTAGAGTTTTTGTCTTAATTTGTTGACAAAAGCTCTACACAGTGCTTAACATTTATATATGAATATTTTCATAGGAGTTAAGCCAGATCGTACGACTTTAGGCTTGCTATCTCGGTATAGGGGCCAAGAGCACGAAGGCTTAACTAAGCTCTTTAGACAAAAGCTGGAAGAAGTCAAAACCTCTCTCGTCATCGCTGACGATGAGCATCTGCTTCGCCGCCTCCAAGGGCAAGCCAAGGTTTTGCAAGATTTTTTGGAGGCGCTGGAAACAGCACCTTCAGTTTTGGAGCGGCTTAAATAGCCGAATATCAACCGTAGCAAACCATTATGTCTGACTGCACACCTTCGAGGAGCGGTATGGCAGAGTTGGAGCTGAAAGGGAAACACTATGGCATTGCCTAAGCAAGTAGCGCAGCAGTTGAAAGAAATCGAGGAACTTGAGAAGCAGCTAGCTGGGAACGCGGAACCCCCGCCCGAGGAAACTCCACCGGAAGAACCCGCTCCAGAGCCAGCAGAGCCTGTAAGTGAAGAGAAGCCTGCTCCGAACGCTGAAACAAAGCCGAACGAGACGAAGACTGGTGAGGTACCAGAGGAAACATGGCAGCAGAAGTACCGTACCCTTCAAGGTATGTACGACGCTGAAGTTCCAAGACTGCATGCAAAAGTCAAAGAACTTGAAACCTATGTTACTCAACTGCGTAACCAACAAGCTGAAAAGCCTGTTGAACGCTCGGAACTAAACAAGAAATCGCTCGTAACCGAAGCTGATGTTGAGACTTTTGGTGCCGATCTTATTGAAGTACAGCGTAAGGTGGCGCGTGAAGTCGCGGCGGACTTTGAGACGCGGCTAGAAGCTTTAGCTGCGGAAAACGCAAAGTTGCGTGATGAGCTTGTAAAGACAGACTCCCGCGTTGGGGAAGTGTCATTCGATCAGAGACTGCGATATTTAGTACCAGACTTTGATCAAATCAATGACGACCCTAAGTGGATAGCATGGCTTGATGAGTTCGATCCTATTTTGCGCTCTGCACGTCGTGTAATCGCGCAAGACGCTTACGCTCGTGGCGATGCTGAAGGCGTTGCGTATTACGTTAAGTTGTTCCGTGATACACAAGCAGCCCCACAGATCGACACTCGGCAATCAGAAGTTGAACGTCAAATTCAGCCGACTCGAACTGCTACATCGCAGACTCCGGTCAGCCAGAAAGGAAAGTCCTACACCACGAGGGAAGTGGAGAGGATGTTCCAGAAGGTTGCAGAGTTGACTCGTACTAGCAAGTTCGAAGAAGCTAAAAAACTTGAAGCCGAGATCGATGCTGCTTATCTTGAAGGACGCGTCACAGCGTAATACAAGTCAGTAGCCTTGATCGAAACCAACTTTGATCTTTCTTTAGGAGTAAGTCATGGCTACTGTATTTCCGGCTAACGCGCCGTTTAACACCAATCCTAGCTATTCTGGTGCTTTTATTCCGACCCTCTGGTCGGGTAAGCTGAACGCTAAGTTCTACCAGAACACCATGCTTGCCGAGATCGCTAACACGACTTGGGAAGGTGAACTGAAAAACCAAGGCGATACCGTGCGTATCCGCCTCGCTCCGTCAATCAGCATCTCTGATTACGAAGTCGGTAACAATCTGAGCTATGAAGTCCCAACCCCGATTTACACTGATCTTCAGGTAAACAAGGGTAAGTACTTCGGCGTTCAGGTCAGCGACGTGCTCGGCTATCAGTCGGACATCGACCTGATGAACATGTTTACCGAAGACGCAGCCAAGCAACTGAAAATCTCGATTGAGAACGAAGTGTTCTTTAACTCGTTCGTGACCGAGGGTCCAGCTAACGCTAACGAGGGTGGTTCGGCAGGTGCAATTTCTGCTGCTTACAACCTCGGTACCGATACAACCCCGATCGATCAGTCGAGCGCAGCTAACGTCCTGAACGCTATCCTGCGTATGTCGTCGGTTCTGGACGAGCAAAACGTCCCTGAGACTGGCCGCTGGTTGCTGATCTCCCCGTTTGACCGTCATCTGTTGATGCAGTCGAACATCGCTCAGGCGTACTTCACTGGCGACCCAGAGAGCACCATCCGTTCGGGCAAGATCGGTATGTTGGACCGCTTCACGGTCTATGTATCGAACCTGCTGCCGAAGGGCGCTGCTGGTAAAGCACTGGTTGCTGGCCTATCCGATACCGCTTCTGGCGGTACGCTGTCGAACGCAAAAGCTCGTCGTACCATGATTGCTGGTACCAAAGACGCCGTTGCTTTCGCAATGACCGTCAACAAGACTGAGCCTCTGCGTAACCAGACTGACTTTGGCGACATCGTTCGTGGCCT